TACACTCCATCAGCTTCAACGACTGTTTTTATTTCATCTATATAAAAATCTACAGTGTATTTACCGAACTCTACCTGATTATCATATCTAAGACCTGTTACTTGTAAACATTGCTCAACTAATTTTTCTTGCTGGGTATAATCTCTAGGTAACGTCATTCTTTAATATTTCTAATAGTTCAGGTTTAGACACTATAAGTTCTTTCAAACCATTCATGCCTTGTGCTTTGTCTTCACCAAAGGTATACCAAGCCCCTGCTTTTTTAATTATGCCTTGTGTGATACCGTCTCTCATGTAACTTTCAATCACGTCAATACCACCATCAACTCTAAATGGCACAATAGCAGAAGACCAATTACTACCCCCTACTTTAGTTTTTCGTAATCGTACTTCCATATCAAAACCAACTTTTTGGTCTTTATCTGTTAGCCACCCACTTCTTTTTACTTCCAGTAGAAAGTGTGAAAAGAAACCTTGGGCTAAACCACCAGGCATATTAGCTAAAGCAACAGGACCAATACTAGACCTTACCTGATTGATTGCTACAAATGCACTTCCTTGTCTTAAAGAGTTCATCACTTTAGGTAATGCAGAGTTTACAAATC